GCTGGCGCAACGTCAGCAGGCGACGGCCCAGCGTCAGCAGGCGCGTCAGCAGGCAGCGTTTAATCGTCAGGCTGCGCGTCAAGCCGCACTTCCCGCCCCGCCCCGAGGGGTACGGGTTCCTACTGTTCGCCCGTTAACTCAGCCATGGGGGGCTGTGCCGCCCCGTCCTATCCCCGTCCATATTGTGCGCGGTCCTGGTGCGCCTGGAGCAGCTGGAGGCAGACAGCCAATTCCAGTTACGACGGCAGGGGATCGCGAACATAGTATGTTCCGTGGGCTCATCAACGATATGGGTGAACGGATTCGCGCCGCAATCGTAACTGGGTTTATTAATGCGACGAAAGAGGGCACTAAGCAGGCGGCCGTAGGCGAATACGGTATGCAGGCACTTCAGCTTAGGGGGGCAGAGAAAACTGCTGCTGGAGAGGCACTTGATGCTCTTGTAGAGAGTGAAAAGAAGAAGCCAGGCGGCCCCTTGCTGAATCGGGGTCAGTTGACAGCTTCGTTTGCTGAAACGTTACCGGTGGCGGCTTATGACCCGAAAGCCGCTGCTTGGCTTGCCGCGCAGCAATCTGATCTGGTTGCTTTGGAGGTGGCGCGCGGTAAAAGTATGGAAACAGCAACGGAGTACTCAGTTAAATACGCTAAGGCAATCGAACTCGCTGGTCGTCTAGGCGACCCGATGGGTAAGTTCGATTACGGCGATGCGACGAGATACCTCAATGCACTCAAGACGATTGCGCCTGAGATTGGTAAAGAGTTAACTGGGGAGAGTGTTTTCCAGGCTATGAAATATGCGCGCTCAGCGCGCTATACGGCAGACCCGCGAGCTTTCCAGGCGTTAATGCTCACGGCAGAGGAAATGGGGCCCAGCAGTGCTGGTGTTGCGTTCAACCAGGCAGTTCGTCAGTTGGCAGGTCAGAATGTTCCGAAGGAAACATTGGGTAATCTAGCCAAACTTGGGTTGGTAACTACCAAGGAGGAGGTTACCACTACCGCTAAGGGTAAGAAGAAAGTTAAGACCGTTCTTGATAAGCCTCTTGATGAAATGGGATTGCGGGAAAATCTTTGGAAATTTGCTACTGATAAGCTAATGCCTAGAATGCGAGCGATGGGGCTTGATCCCACCAATGCATTGGACGCGGTTAAATTTGCGAATATGGTAGCGTCAACTCAGACAGCCAAGGATATCATTACCAGCGCACTTAGTCGCTCTATTGAAATTACTCGCGCGTTAGATCGTGCTGAGCAGCGTAGTCCGGAGGAAGCGGATAGGCTCGCTCGCACGTCACCTCTGGTTATGGTTGCTGGTTTGAAGTCCCAGTTTGAAGGGGTGATGGGTCAGGCTGTAACTGCGATAGCACCAATTGCCATGCCGGCGATTAAGGAAGCTAGCACGTATATGGCCGATATGGCTACGAACATCAATAAGGCGGCGCAAGAGACGGATCCAGATAAGCGTAGGAAGGCGCAGGATGCCGTTGAGAACTCAGCTAAACAGGTTCTGGAGGGCGGTGCAATAGCATTGATGGGTAAGAGTATTGTGGGTCAGGCTATTGCAGGTCTGACCGCGCCGATAGGGTTAGCTACTGGCTTGCAGACTATGGCTGACCCAACTGCTAGTCCAACAGCTAAGACAATGTCGGCAGCGGGGATTAGTTTGCTTACAGCTGGGCAGACCTTACAGGCGGTGGCAGGGGAATTGGGCGTTGTTGCGGGTCTAGCGGCGGCTGCTCGTGGCCTCGCTCCTGCGGCTCTTACGGCTCTTGCGGCGGGAGGCAGCGCTGCTTATCTAGGTTACACGGCGTATCAGGGTGCGAAGGCTCCTGATCTTACTGAAGATCAGAAAAAAGCGGTGAGGCTACAGCAATTGATGGGCGTTGATCTTAATGATTTGGCGAATAAAAATAAGATACCTGAAAGGTGGGCCAAGTTTAATGAGACTGCGCAACGACGTGGGATTGCAACACCGGGAGCTGAGGGTGAGATAACGACGAAATTCAAGGAGTTACAAGCAGCCCAAGCTGCTCTGGATAAAGCACAAGGTAAGAGTTGGTTTTCTAGAAGTCAGTCCGAAATTGATAGCGCGGCTGCTTCTGTTAGACAGTTAAAATTTGATTACGAAAATTTAGTCGATACCCGCGACAAACTTCTAGCTGAGGGTGCGCAACCGTTAGCTAAGACAGGAACTTCTGAATTAACTGCTGCTAAATCGGTTGGACAGCAGTTCTGGGATTGGTTCTATAAGCAGCACCAGGCACAGTCCGTCGAAGCCCAGGCAAAGGTAGCGCCTCTTATTGAGGGCGTCTGGAAGCCCTATGTTCAAGGTACTAAGAAAGTACCGACGATGAAGGCACTCGCGGCAGCGGGAGCAAAATTGCAGAAGGCAAGGGAGATAGAGCAGAGGGCGCAGAAGGCACATGAGCGCGCGGGTAGCGCGTTATATGGTGGAAAGGCCGCAGATGTGCCTTTATGGACGGGCACCACTACAACTAGAAGGGTTCGCGACCGCGCAACAGGGCGTATGCGTAAAATTACGACCACCAAGCCGTTTGGTCCTATAAAATTTATCAATCCGACGTTTATGCCAAAAGGTCCGGTTGATGTTTACAATACCGGTACTACGCCGATGGATATTGATAAGAATACCGGTGTAGTGAATATTGGAGCCGGGGGAGTTCCTAAGCCTCTAGCACCGTATATGTACCCAGGTATGGGGGTTATGCCGGGGCAATTCCCTAAGCCGACAGCTGGTAAATTTCCGATGGAGACTTTTCCGACGCAGCCGGCAGGGGCAGAACCGGGCAAGGTTACGGTTTCCGACGCGGCGTCGAAGATAGAGACGTCAACGACCACGTTGGAATCAGTACTCAATGCAGCGCCCCAAAAACTAGGGGATGCCGGAACAGCATTCAGTGATAACGCGAGTTCTGGTATAAAGACCGCAGCTGCTGGTGCGGGTTCGGCAATGGCCGCGAATTTTAGGTCTGGGATTGCCGGAATAACGATTCCGGTTGGTCCGATGCCCGGTGGTGGCGGTGCTAAGCCGGTTGATAGCGGTACGCAGAGTGCATAATGTCTAGATCAGTCTGCGCAATCGACAAGGACGTTGTACCCGCCAGCTTTAAGGGCATTCTGTTCTATTGTACCGATGCCGATGCTGAGGGGGGACGTCGTGGCGCTGAGGGCGAGTTTCCTTTTGGAGAGGATACGGCGTATGCTGACCTTGGCAGGAAGATTCGTGTTTTCCACCTCACAGCCTACTTTCGAGAAGACGACCATGTCTGGGACGCGGAAGCTTTATTCCAGGTTTGTCAGTCGCCTGGTCCCGGCCTTCTGGTTCATCCGACTCGCGGCACCCACATGGTGGCTTGTCGCTCGATCAAAGTTAGTGACAAGCTGGAGGAATCGGCGGGCGAGACGACTGCTGAGATGGAGTTCGTTGAGGCGAACATCGGTTTCGGCCCAGGTCTTATCGGTTCGATCTTCGGGATCATCGCCACCGGGCTTTTCGCGGCGTCGCAAGCGAGCTTTTTGAGGGACTACACGCCGGCATTAGTTCCCATGCCGTGGAAGGTCGACGTTGTTGATAAGGCGCAGGGTTTGATTTGGCAGGTTGCCAAGGTTTCTGAGCACGTAGTAGCTTCCGGTAATCCAGAGAGTGACTGGCGCGCTATCTTTCGGATGTGGGAGGTAGCTAAGGATGACGGGCTGGCGTTACAAGCGCCGGTTGTGGATGACGCTCTGGTTAGCGGTTTTTCACTTATCTCTCGCAACGTTCAAGACCCGAAGAACAAGTTTAACCTGTTCCGGCGGTTAGCAAATACGGCAACAACAGCAACGGGTTTACCGCCCGGTCCCGCGACGGAGAGTGATGAGGCGGTAGTCAGCCGTCACCGTATCTTGTCCGCTATTGGTATGGCGGAGGCAGCGATGGGGCGGAAGTATGTTACCGTCGATGAGGCGCTTACCGCCAAGGATACTGTAGTGGCAGTGCTGGATGACGAAGCCAAGGCCGCTTATGCCGAATGCGATAATGCGTTGTATTTGGAAATTGTCAAGTATGCGACCAATTTCAGCAAGATGATGTACGATCTATCGTACCGGCTGCCGGGTCAGGTTCATGTTAACTTTTCTGGTGGAGTTCATCCGCTGGTCGCGTCTTATGCGATCTACAAGGATGCCAAGCGGCACCGTGAGCTAGAGGAACGCAATTTGGTCGACGCTAACGGCCGGTTCGGCCCCATCGTCGTCGGCGTCTCGCCTGTATGAAGCCGGTCGTTATCACTATTGGCGGTTCAGAGTTGACTATCTGGACTGAGATGACTCTGGAGAGAAAGAAGGATGATCTTACCGGAAATCTCAGTGTAACGATTTTTGCGGGGGCTATACCGGCGATACCGATGGTACAGGCGGCGAAGGCGGGGGCTGAGATACTTGTCTACATAGCAGGTCAGCTAGCTTTCACTGGGAAGGTCGATGCTAGGAAGGGGACGGGGGCTAAGAAGGGTAAGGAAGGGACGGCACACGAGAGTACGGAATCCAAAGGCGACGTTAAGTCTAGCATCAATATCGGTCCAAACGAATATACTATCAAACTCACCGCGCGTGGCAAAACTAAGGACCTAATAGATTCGTCACATCAGCATCCAACGACGAACATGATGCAGCCAACGACCAAGGAAGTGGTCGACAAATTGGTGGAGCCATGGAACATTCAGGTCGAGTGGAAGGGCGAGACGATCAAGCTGGACAAACAGCGCTTTCGCGACGGGGCGAGAGTGGTGGACGAGCTTCATCGAGTGGCGTTAGAGAATTGTTATTTCATGTACGAGACGCGGGATGGGAAGCTGCGCGTTACAGACGGTGTTGGTGGCGACACGGGATCGGGCGACCCGTTGATCCTAGGCGAAAATATCTTGACGTTCTCTGCTGAGCAGTCGGAGGATGAAGCCAAGTCAGAGATCAAGGTTAAGGGTCAGCGTACCAAGAAAGACAAGTGGGGTAAAGCTGCCTTAAAAGATACTCACAAGAAGATCAAGAACAGTTCGACTAAGCGCAAGGCAAAGCTCACCGTACAACACTACGGCGATGCGACTGATAAGGCACTAGAGCGTCGTGGCCGGTTTGAGATGAATAAGCGTAACAGTAAGAGCAAGAAGATCACGCTTGAAGTATTCCACGTCCAGACGCCATCGGGCCAGCCTTGGGATATTGGTGACACTCATTACGTTGAAATCCCTCCAGAGGGGATTTTCGACATGTTCGAGTGTACCGAATTAACCTATCACGTTAACGCTGAGAAAGAGTTGAAGACGAGCTTGACGCTAACGCCTCCTCCATCTGGAGGCGCGGGCGGTAGTGGGGGTGGGTTCGGCTTATCGAGTTTGACTAGCATGATGGGGATAGGTTCAGCGCGACGTAGCCAAGCTGGGGTTACAATGTCAGCTGATACTTATCCTGATCCCTGGTCGCCGCCGATGTTGAGTGAAATGCCTCTAATAACCTTGGTTGAGGAGGCAGCTAGAGCGGCGACCGAGCCTAAACAACCTGAAGAGCCAGAGAAGCCGCCGCCTCTTACTCTTCCCTATTGGTTTGGAGATGATTCATGAGCAACAGCTATTTGGGTTATCGCCCGCGATCCAGCGATATTCAGGATGGCACGGAGCGCCATGTTTGGGGCGAGCTGACTTATGAGGACGCCGGTGCGATTATCAAGGTCAAGGGTACCGATACCGAGGATCAGGAAGCCGCCGTGCTTAACATCAGCGGCGTTGGCTTCAAGTTGAAGAAGGATAGCGACAGCGAGGTATTTCTATTGGCGTCATCGTCCGACACTATGTTGAAGCAGGCGGTATTGACTATTCCGAAGGATAAGCAGCGGCGCTGGCCTGAGGGAGAGGGCGGTATTCAGCATCCAACTGATGCGGATTTCTCACTTCATTTTTCCGACAAGCTTGCTCATCTTACCAAGAACAAGTTTGCGGTAGGTGAGAAGGGTGAATTTGAGATCAAGGGAAGTCAGGGCGTATTTCGCGTTAGCAAGCTAATAGTCGATGGTGAGCTGGTAGTCAATAAGCAGATCAAGACGCCGAACATCGTGAAGGGCAGCGAGAGTCCGCCTGGTTTCGAGGGTAATAAGCAGGAGGCGAAGAAATCTGGCGGTGGTGGCGGCGGGGGTAGTCAGCCGACGCAGACTGAGTTATTCCCGGAATCAGATCAACAGATCATCGAAAGGCTACTCACGGAGAACCAAAGGCTGAAGGCTGAGAACGCCCAGCTGCGCGGGCTGCTGTGATGGCCGAAGTTGATAACTGCCTTGCTCAGAATGAGGGGCGGCGGCGGATATTCTGGACGACCAAGCCGCACGCTTGCGGCGGTTACATTATGTGCGGCGTCGAGTGTGAAATTCCGGGGTTGGAATATGAAGAAAAGTCTGACCCATATCCTGACGCAGGTTTGCCGCCTGACCCGCATGGTTACCGTACTATCAAGACAGACAATTGGCTTCACGGGTTAATTCTCAATATTCTTAACACCCGCGCACGTACCGATAAGAAATGCCCAACTCCGGCAGCTGTATATGGTCACTGGTCTGAATCATATCGAGAGGATGGTCTGTACATTGGGACGACGTTATGGAATGCGGCCGAGAAGTCCTACATCAGGACGGCAGACGCCGTAAAGGCGATTGGCGCCGCCGTTCGGGCGGATATGGGTAAACTGATAGCGCTCGGTATAGCGGAATCTGTCGAGGTTGAGGCGACCTATCGCGGATCAAACAGCGTCGAAGTCACGGTTACTGTGGTCACCGTATCAGGACGCAGCAAGATCAACCTCTCCGGTAGTTTCGTTACTGAGACCTGGGTATGGCATTAAGCACCCATGACTTGCACCATCGCGCGCCCAGACCCGCAGGAGTTGTTCAACCATTTGCGGAATATGTTTTCGTCCACTGTGCTGGGCGGTGGTAAGGTTATTCCGGAGTCAAACGAGTGGTACGTTGTTACTAACGACTACGCGGCGGCCGAGCAGTTCTACGCTGTCGCGGATCAGATGTGGCGCGAGACTAATCCGGAGACAGCGTGTTGCGAGAACCTGTACAAGATGGCGGCACGCAACGGGATGTTTCCGCATCCGCCGTCGCACGCGGAGGGTTATGCGCGCTTGACTGGGGTCCCAGGTTCGGCAGTTCCGCCTACTATGGAGATTCAGACCGCGATTGGCACGTTTGTATCGGTTGGGACTGTTCCACTGACTATCCCGGACACTGGAACGATTGTCGTTCGGATTCGAGCACTGGTTCCGGGATCGCACATGAACTCTACTGGGTCTGTGACGGAAGGCACGCTGACTACGCCCGCGCCAGGCATCGACAGCACTGTACAGATTTGCGGCGGGCAATTCTGCGGCGGCTCGGGGGAAGAGACTTGCGAGGAGTTCCGTAAGCGGTACATGGAGCGGCTAGCCTATCAGCCGCGCGCGACACAGGCCTGGATCAAAGCTAAGTTTCTTGAGTTTCCCTGCGTCACCCGGGTTTGTGTACGCGAAGGGGCTTGTTGTACGTGTGGCGCCGTTGATCCAACTGATTGTAGTTGCAAAAACTGCGGCAACTGTATGAATTTCTACGTGCTATTCGACGGCGTATTTCCCTGCGGTATTCCTCCATTGAACGTTATCGAGGATATTCAGGATTGGATGTTTGGCGTGCATCAGGGTTACGGGGAGGGACAGGTTGAGATTGGCGTGTGCGGCAAAATCTATTGCCCGAACCCGATTATGATTAATGTTATCATCGATATCGAGGGATGCCCTAGTTCAACGCAGAAGCAGATTATCGAGGACTACATTCGGGAGTTGTTTTTGCGGGTCTGTCCGTCAGTACCGTTGCGTGTCAAGCAGCTGGAACTGATTATCGCTTCAGTGATCGGTCCTGAGGTCAACGTCCAGGTTCGCTTTGAGCCGGTCGACGGGACGTGGAATCGTAACGAGGTATGGGTCAATTCTTGCGGTGATCTGGAACCGGAATGTGACTTCATGCCTTGTTTGAATGAGGTTATCTTCCTTGGCCCTGCGTCCATGAGGCCCCCATGTTAGCGCCCCGGATTCAGATCGAGGAAGAACGGTTGACGGCAGACGGATGTCAGCCGTGGGCCGAACCGGTTGAGACCGGGTGTTGCCCGCCGCCGCTCTGCGGAAATGATTTATGTTGTACATTCGTAGCTTTCTTCAATCTGCTTCCAAGCGGTCCTTTATGGGATTATTGGAAGCAGGCCGCGATTAGTTACTTCGAAACGCACGACAATCCGGCAGAATGTCCGTTGCTGAGTGATCCACGATGCCCGTCGCTGGTGTTGCATTCGATCTACACGGTGTTGAAATTGCGTCACGTCGTTCACAACGCATTGTGGCCTGCGCTGCGTGAGAGTAGTCCTTATACGGCGGTTACTACTCTTGACGACTACCTCGCTCGAATGCGTTGGGAGGATTGCTACAAGCAGCATTGTCGCAATCCGAACCTTGGCACGTTGACGCCCTACGAAATCATGGGTGAATGTGGCCCCATTTACTGCGAGATCGAGTTCCCGGAAGAACTTGATAAGGCACTCAAGCGCGCGATTGCCATCGCATTGACGCGGGCTAATATGGGAGTGATCAAGAATCTGTGCGGTATCAACTGGGTGATCGAGCCGCTTGGGGCCATCCTTCAGCCGTTCTTTCCTAAACCACCGCCGGACAATAATCCATGCTATGAGCTATGTGTGGAGAACCCAGAGTTCGTGCTTTGTCAGACGCGCGATTGGCTCGAAAGCGCGGGTTCTGGCGACATTTGCGATACCATCAGGAACACGGAAGACAGGGTGCCAGCCTACTGGAGTACGTGCGACAAGCCTGCGGGTCTTCCGGCGACGATTTGGCCGGGAGTTCTAGCTGCCGAATGTATCATTCGTTCGATGTTACCCTCGACAAGCTGTCAGCCGATTGTCATTACGCGGTGCTGTTGAGATGCCCGGCATCCTTCCTGAGATCACTACTGGTGGTGCGGTCGTTTATCGCGACGCGGCGGGCAATCCTCTTAACCCGCCTGAGGTACACAACGCCTATTCTCCTACACCTATATTTACCATCGCTCCGTGTGATGCTACTGCCCTACCGTCGAATTGTGATGCGCGGATCGAAGCTAAGCAGATCAATGCTATCGTTAGTGAGTTGCTTGCCCTTGCTGAGTGCTTTCAGCCAAACGGTTTGTGGGATTGTAACTCGCTCCAGAACCTGTGCAAGGCATTTACCGCTTGGGCAGCGTGGAATCTCTGCAAGACCCACGTTGGAGATGCTCCGCCACCTACGCCGTGCCCAAATCAATTGTGGTGGGAAAGCGATACCGGCGTTCTCTGGATCTGGTACGACGACGGCAACACCACGCAATGGGTGCAGGCTAATCCGGGTGGTGCTAGTATCGATCCGGCCCACATTCACGTTGGCGACACGCCACCCGCCGTCCCTCTCAAGGATCATCTCTGGTGGGAGAGTGATACGGGGACGCTCTACATCTACTACAACGATGGTAACTCGACGCAGTGGGTGCAAACGTCCGGTGGTGGAAACTCGACGGCTGCTGTTATGGATCAGGTATCGATCATCGGTGCCGGCAGTCCCGCTGACCCGCACTCCGTGGGTCTTGTTGACTGTGGTTCTTATTAGGAGGCAACTGTGGCTTTCGATTTCCCGGCTAGCCCGGTCTTGGGTCAGACCTTCGCGGCACTCGACAAGATATACACTTGGAACGGCTATGCGTGGGACCTCGGCTTTAGCGCGGCTGTGTCCGCAGGCTATGTGCAAAAATCTGGCGATACGATGACCGGGCCACTCACGCTTAACGCCGATCCGATTGCCCCACTGGTAGGGGCGACCAAGCAGTATGTCGACAGGGCTGTGCCTCCAGCCGGTAACGACGGCGAGGCTCTTGTCGTTCTTGGCGGCGTCGCGATGTGGGGTGCCCCCATCGAGGGAGGTAACTTCTAGCCATGGCTTTTAACTTTCCAGATAACCCAGTTCAGGGTGAATTTTGGACTGACACCGCGTCTGGTGCGTCGTATATGTGGAACGGCTTCGCATGGAGCAAAGGCTACAGCGAGCCTGCCGCTGGTATCTCACATCCGCCCGCCGAGACCATACCGCTTGATCCGCCAATCGACGGTGAGACTACGGTTCAAGGCTCGCTCCAGAAGATGTCAGTCGAGGTCGATCAGTTGGCTGCTGAGACAGGCAACAAGGTCGACGTTGCCGGCGACACGATGACGGGTCCATTGATCCTGTCTGAACATCCGACGCCCGCATCACCTCCACTTCAGGCTGCGACCTACGGCTTCGTTAGTGGCATCGCGGGCTTGCCTACTGGCGGCACTGTCGGTCAGATACTCGCGATCAACACGCTGGGTACTCCGCAGTGGGGCGCGGCGGCTGACGGCGGCAACTTTTAACTCGTAAAGAGAGGAACAGCGTTATGGTGCAGGTAATCCAGATCAAGCGCAAGACGACTGGCGCGGGCGTTCCGGCCACGCTGGCACCCGGCGAGTTGGCTTACAACACGACGGGCCATACTCTCGTTATTGGTGACGGGGCTAGCACCGTTCAGAACCTTGTTAGCAGCGCGCGACAGGTTGAGATGACCGGAGATCAGCCTGGCATCACAGGTGCTAAGGCATTTGCGGCAGGCGTCGGCAATACCCTGACCGTGCCAATCGCAGGCCTCAAGGTGCCGGGCGGCAATGCAGGCGAGGTTCTTGTCGCCACTGATGCACTTGGCAACATGGCCTACTCGCCGCTGGTGTCGCCAATTCAGCAGTTCATCGGATCGATTGACGCAGCGGCGGGTACCGTTCAGATAACAGCGGATGCGGGTGGTGGTACGGCGCTTCCCGGTGCGGCGGCCAGCAACGGTATGTACCTAATCACAGACGTGGCGGGCGCTGTTCCTCCTGCTGGCGCTCCTGCTGGTCAGTACGAGATTGGCGACTGGTTGATTTCCAATGGTGTGACGTGGACCCATCTGTTCTTCGGCGGTATCTCGTCGGTGACGGCGGCTGACGTCGGTGTCGTCGCTCCGGTTACCGGCGGTACTAATGTTCAGGAGGTGTTGGAGGCCATGCAGGCGACCGACGCTACCTTTGTCGTCGGACCTGCGCTCTCAGTGTTGGACAATCTTGCTTCCTACGCCGACGCTACTGGTCACCTGATCAAGGACAGCGGTACCAAGATCACTGATCTCGCGACCACGACCTACGTCGATAGCGAGAACACGGCGCAGGACACGGCGCAGGCCGCTGTCGATGCGGCCCAGGACCTGATTATTGCGGCCAACGCGGCGTTCGTCGCGGCTCAGCCTGCGATTGACCTGGCGCAGGATACTGCGATCAACAATAAGATCACCAAGCCCGCCGCCGTATTGGCGATTGGCAACATCGCGACCTACGCGGACCTGACTGGTGGCGTGGCCCTCGACGGCGGTCGTACCATTGCTCAGCTTGATGCGGCCATCGCAGCCCGTGGTGACGTCGTTGGTCCCGCGACTGCGGTCGCCGACAACATCGCGGTTTATGACCTTACGACTGGCAAGCTGATTAAGGATGGCGGCACGACTATCGCCGCGCTCACGGCAGCGGTGGGTGACGTCAAGGGTCAGACGGCGGCTATCGCCACGGCTGACAATATCGCGGTCTATACTGGAACCAATAGCAAGGCGATCAAGGACGGCGCGCGTACTCTTGGTCAGATCGACGCGGCTATCGCGGCACGCGGCGACGTGTTTTCGACTGCCCCTATCGCTGTAGCCCTGAACCTCGCGGCCTTCAGCGATGTTGGCGGCAAGATGATTGTGGATAGCGGTCAGTCGATCAGTTCGATCCAGACCTATATCGACACGTCCATCGCAGCGATCCCGGCAGCGACGCCTCCGCTGGTGACTTCGCCGGAGCTGACTGGTAATGGCGTGTTGGGGACACCGATCACATTTACCGGTATCACTACTGACCCGGTCGTCGGGACGGGGGCCGCAGGGGCTACGTTCACCGGTAAGGGTTTGTCGACCGATCCACTGGTATTGGCAGTGGTCGATGGCGGCACCTACGTCTGACGCTCTGAAATAATAGGGCAGGAAGGACCGATCCATGGTCGCGAAGGTACAGATCAAGCGCACGTCTACTCCGAACTCGCCGCCCACCGGGCTGGCTCCAGGTGAGCTGGCCGTTGAGATGGCGTCGGCTTCACCCAATCTTTGGGTTGGCGTGCCGACGGCCATCGACGCGAGCGGCAGGCGGCTGTTGAACGCAG